ACTATTCAAAGATTTTAAAGTCTAATCTAGCTCCGCCGACTCTATATTACGAATACGAGCATCGTCTCGCCAGCTTCGATCGTGCCAAGTTTTTAACAAATGATTATAAACGAAACTTGGCAAAATTTGGAATATTCTACGAGCCGGGCGCGGCTATGTTTAAATGTGCCTTTTGTACGATGTACACGTACAAGTTGGATATGCGGCTGCTGAAATATCATACATTTTCGTTATGTCCGATGGCGACGAGCGTGCTCCTCACCAACGAGTCTCTCAGGAAAGAGTCATTTAAAAAATTTAAAACCGCTCGATCGTACTACAAGAACACTTCAAACGGTTTGGCAGTCAACGGATTCTATTATTATGGGAAGAAAATCGAAATACGATGCGCGGGCTGCGGACTCATCATTTTCAAGTTAAATAAAAAGGACAAAGCCGAAGACGTTCATCGTAAATACTCTCCGGATTGTGAATTTAACAATAGACCGACTGCACCGCCGATCACAGAGATCGAGGCGGCCGACGACGACGACGACGACGCCGATGTCGATATTTGTGTAAACGACAATGAAGTAGTCGCGATCGTCGCCAATAATAACCACAGTGATAGTAACAGATTATACCCTTCTCTATATGATAATGACATCAGCGTCGGTCGTGTTGACGACCGCGACGCAAATAATATTGTTGACAATAAAAATACCGATGAGAGTAATCGCGGTGATGTTGACAACGACGATAAACTTTGCAAAATATGCTTTGAAAACGAGCGCAATACGTGTTTTTTCCCTTGTAGACATGTCAGCACGTGTGCCGCATGCGCCCGGCGATGTAAATTATGTTGTATCTGTAGGGTAAAGGTCAAAGAAAGATGTGAGGTGTTTTTGTAGTAATTTATTGCCAATCGAATGTATATAATGGCGACTCGACAAATGTCGCGATCATTCGAAAAAATGGCCGTGGTCAATGTAGGTGACATAGTTTGTGAGCACACTGTGACACGATTCGAGTCTATCGAGTTCACCGTCGATCATGAGGCTCGCCTAGTAAAAATTTTATCATATAAAAATTCTGGTGTAAGAATTCACGTGTTCAATCAGCACGACACCGACGCCCATCTCATGGAATTGAATTATCACTATCCCGGATTGGCGTGTAGCATACCCTTGCCCAAGATATCGAATATGAAGAAAGTCCGCCTGATGGTGTTCGACGATGAACATCGTTTGCATCTGGTCGAGGAGAAGCTACATGAAAAATTATTTTTTACACATCATCATTATGCTAAATACTATTTGTACGGCTTAGTTCCGATAGTAATGAAAAATTTCAAACAGAACCTCTACATCGGAGCTCCTGTATTCGACGTAACAAACAAAGTCATGTTGTCGGTGGTGTGCGACTGTTATTTTCCTCGAAATGATTATTGCGTCATCCCGATAACGGGAGAGATGAGCGGCACCAGTGGTATCATGTGTTTGGACGGTAACGTCTGGCTCAGTGAAGTTGGCGATAATTTCGATTATAGTAACACAGATGTCATGAATAGAATTGATATTTATGTATCGTTCGACAAAAAGTATGTATATATTAATCAGATCTACAATAATAGTATTCTAAATTGTGTAAGAGTTAAAAGTAAATTTGTTGGAAATGTATTGATTCGATAATAAAAATTTAAAATAAAATATTTTTTTATTTTATTTCTGCTGAAGCGGCGAGCTCGTTGACCAGTCCGCAGGCGTTGACGCCTCTACGTACTCGCACGAAGCCGTTCTCGCCGTAGTCGGTGCCCCATGAATTCTTTAATATCCAGAACGGAACTTCGTTCTCGATTCCGTAGCCGACGAGGAGAACGGCATGATTGAGGCCGTAATTTTTACACGAATTTATAATACCGCCATAGTAATCGGTGAGATCGACGGCATCGACGGCCACGGCGATCGGGCCCATCTCGTGGAGTAAATCTTTAATTTTGTCTTCGTTCAAAAGAATGTATCGATAGCAATCGTTTACGTGGACGACAAATTTTGAATCGTCTAAACGACACTGGCTCTGTACCGATCGGTAGGGATAATCGGACTCGAGCTCAACACCGCCCATGTCCATTATTTCCTCGAAGGCCGTGTGCAGTAGACCACCGGCGCAGCCCATGTCCACCTTATCACAGTCGACGAGTTGCTGTTCAGATAAATTTAAATGTTCGTTATATTTTATGGCGTACTGACTCTCTATACTGGCTATGGTGGAGAAGGCCCAACATGAACCGCAAAACCCCTGATCTTTGACTGAGGTCACTTTATTGAATTGCCTCCAGTCGAAGCTGTCTTGAAAGAAGGCCGAAGAGCCGTCGACCACTACGGGCTTACAAAAATTTTTAAGAGACGGTGCCGATCCGAGACCGGTGTACTTGGAGATCACCTCACTTTTGGTCAGATCGGCAAACTTGTTAATATTATAAACGGCAGTATCGTTGAGTTGATTTTTAGCATTTATAAGTTCGAGGTTGGTTTTGAATACTTTGAAACGATAGGCTTTTTCTTGTTCGTCGACGTAGACTTTTTTGTATTTTGTTTGAAACGTTTCAAAATACTGAGGCGCTCGTTCCAAGTTGAATTTTAATTTAGGCGCAGAATGTGCGGCATCAACATCATCGCCAATGTTGAACACGGCAAAGTGTATAAAAAATAGTATAAATTTTTTCATGATTATTCGCTAGTCATACAATAAACGATAATTTCTTATTTGAGAAATAGAATACAGTGAAACTAATGCACTTTTTTATATTATTTATAAGACAAAATCAAAATGCATTTTGTATTCACCGGTATTCTATTTGTTGCCATCATCACAACTGGCTATGCGGCCGTACCGGGCGTTCCTGTTATCGATTGGGCCGATAGAAATTATGCACTAGTTAAAGTCGACCACGAGGCGACTTCATACGAAAGTCTAGTAAAGCGCTACTCAGAAGTACAGGTTCCCGTCAAATGGAACGTGTGGAGCGGTGAAACTGGCGATATCGCCTACGTTATGTTTGACAATAAACAAATGTGGAGCGGCAGCGCCGCCGACAAGAAAGCCGATATAGTAACTAACGTTGGTGGTAGATTTAAAATGATTGTAAAGTTGTGCAACGCAGACGGCTGTTCTTCGAGCCAACCCGTGGATGTGGTGATCGCAGATACGGACGGCTCGCATCTTTCCCCCTTGCGATACGAATGGGACGAATGGAACCAACCGTTCGAGACTCGCACGAATAAAGTCGTCGGCGCCTACTTTGTCGAGTGGGGAGTGTACCCGCGAAACTTTCCCGTCGATCGTGTCCCCACCCCGAATCTGTCGCATATTCTCTACGGTTTCATTCCAATCTGTGGCGGTGATGGTATCAACGACAGCCTTAAAACCATCACTGGAAGTTTTGAAGCGCTTCAAAGATCTTGCGCTGCACGCGAAGACTTTAAAGTCTCTATTCACGATCCGTGGGCGGCTTTACAAAAACCTCAAAAACAAGTCACGGCATGGAATGAACCGTATAAAGGTAATTTTGGTCAGCTTATGGCCGTTAAAATAGCAAATCCTCATCTCAAAGTGCTGCCTTCGATTGGCGGATGGACTCTTTCGGATCCCTTCTATCATTTCCATGATGTCGACAAACGTAAAACTTTTATCGATTCCGTAAAAGAATTTCTTCAAACGTGGAAGTTCTTCGACGGTGTCGACATTGATTGGGAGTTTCCCGGCGGCAAAGGCGCCAACCCCAATGTAGGCGAGCCCGAACGCGACAGAGAGACGTACACGATTTTGTTGCGCGAGCTTCGCGACATGTTAGATGAACTCTCGACAGAAACCAACCGTACATACGAATTAACGAGTGCCATAAGCGCTGGTGACGACAAAATTTCCGTTGTCGATTACAAAGAATCACAAAAGTATTTAGATTATATTTTCCTAATGACATACGACTTCAAGGGAGCCTGGTCGAACAGCGAACTCGGATACCAAACAACTCTATATGCTCCCTCGTGGAATCCCAAAGAGCATTACACGACCGATTTCGCTGTGCGTGCTCTCTTAAAACAAAAGGTCGAAAATAAAAAGATAGTGGTAGGCGTGGCGATGTACGGCCGAGGTTGGACCGGCGTCAGCGGCATCACCGACGACAATCCTTTCACCGGCGTCGCCACCGGTCCCGTCAAAGGCACCTGGGAAGATGGTGTCGTCGACTATAGACAAATCGTGGTCAACTCGGACAAACTTAAAAACGATTACGATAGCACAGCCAAAGCTGCGTACGGTTTCGATAGCGCCACCGGCGATCTCGTCACCTTTGACAGTCCTCAATCAGTTCTAGATAAAGCCGAATACGTATTGAATTACAATCTCGGAGGTTTATTCGCCTGGGAGATTGACGCCGACAATGGTCAGCTCCTAAATGCCATGAATGAAGGTTTGGGTGGTGTGAAAATATTTGCGGATAAAAGTAAATACGAACAGGTTCATAGTGAATTATAGTTTATTTGGGATATAATATAGTATTACATTGGTGTTAGAGCATATATAATATTTTTTTTTCGTTAAAGATCTTCATCAAACAACATAGATGCAATATAGAATTGTATATCGCCATCGCCGTCGTTCAAATCGTACTTGATTCTCAATAGACTGTCCTGGATGATGCTCATGCGCACGTTCGAATCCAATTGATTCCTGCTAAAATGATACAAATATTTGGCAGAATATAAAAGTCTGTCTAGTGAATCGTCGACCGTCTCTATTTGAACGCCACCAGCCTCCGTCGGACCTTCCAGCATGTCAAGATCAATGTTAACCTCGTCGCCGGTGCTCATAATATTGATCTTGTCATTGTAGAATTTCAAGCCGATATTCGCGTTACCCATATTATTGATGTCGGTGCAGATGCGTTTAAACTCCGAACTCGGCAGGATGGCATCGTTGTTCACGGGCAGATGCTCGGGTATACCATACTCTTCGAAGTCGATGTTGAGCAGTCTGAGCGTATACTCGGATTTGTTGCGATCGTTCTTCAAAATGACCTTTAAAGTGTCGGGATCTTTGTCTTTGCCGGTGGTCAGAGTGACGACGGTATTGTCGTTGGCGCACTTTAAAATTTTCACAAAACTCGCCATCCTGATGCCAAGAGCGAGGTTCTTGCCGCAGGTGAACGTCTCGAACGCGCGCACGTACATCTTGAGCCGAATAAATATCGTACGGCTCGCGTCGGTACACTGCATCGATATGCCTTCGTGAGAGATCTCGAGCGTGGCGATCTCGATGAGGCTCGAGATGACCTCCATGCTCTTCTTGAAAATAGTCGCCTTGTGGAAACAAGCTTCGAACATTGTGAAGGGGTCGTTGTAAAGTACACACTGAACACGACAACACAGGTG